AAATATCAATGAAACTGCAATTAAAATCTATTAAGTACACTGAGTGGATGTCTGAAGAGACATTATGTTTTCGTGCAAATCTTTGGGTTGATGGCAAGCCGTTTGCTGAAGTTAGCAATGACGGTCGTGGCGGCCCTCACTGTATTTATCCGCATCATAAATTCAAGGGTGAGATGCCTTTTGACAGCATGTTGAAAGAGGTTGAGGCGTATTGTGCAGCTATGCCTAATCTTGAGCCGTGTGAATTGTATTCAGTCGGGTCTGTACATTACGCTGAGGGTTTGCCTATGGACTTAGAACTGTGGTGCAATTTTGAGGTTGATGCGTGGTTATTACGGCGTGACATGAATCGCAAGTTGAAGTCTCATGTTTTGTTTCAGATTGAGGGCAAGGATGGCATTTACCAGACCAAGTATTATCCTAGTAAGACTGACGGTTCGTGGACTGTGTTTGGTTCTGAGAAGCGGCGCATATTGAATGACATGTCCGAGGCTGATGCTCTTGCTATTTTTAAGAAGGAGATGTCTTGATGCCTAACCATTGTTATCAGCGTGTACGCATTACTGGGGACAAGAGGCAGATTTCTGTTTTGAAGTCTCAATTACTAAACGAGCGTCGTTTTTGTGATGCGGTTATTCCCACGCCATTAGAGCTTTGGTCTACTGCTGCCAAGCCTAATTGGTATAATTGGCGTTTAGAGAATTGGGACACTAAGTGGGACGTTGTTCCATTTGTTCGGAATGAAGATGACGACAATCCTTTTGATATTGAGACGAGTTGGGAGGATGGTGAGGGGGCTGATTTTAATCTTTCCACATCTTACGAACTGGTGGCTTGGTTTTCTTTTGCATGTTGGACTGCTTGGGGACCGCCTCATAACGTTTGGCGTAAGTTAATGGATATGGGTCTTTGTGTTGAGGCCAAATATTTTGATGAGGGTGGTATGTTTGTTGGGTCTTGGTCTGACGGAATTCTTGATGAATGGATGCCTGACGATAACATTAAAGAGACGAAGGCTGTTTGTAGTTTTGTTTATGCTGACGAGAATTACTTTTTTTATGAGGAGAATGAGGTATGACCAAACGTTCTGATAAATCTTATCGTGAGTTTCGTGCTGAACATCGAGGTTCTTGCGACCGCTTTTATGGTCGCAGTCCCCGTCCACATATTTGGTTGGATGGCATAGGTTGTGAGGAGGTTTTAGAGCCTGACATGTCTGCTGTGGAGGTTCAAAGATATTGGCATGGATATGACAATGAGGAAGACCGGAAGGATTGGTAGTAAGGATGAGTGCGTATTACAATGAGATTGATCCTTATACGGCAGATTGGCTCCGCAACTTAATTGTTGCGGGGCATATTGCTGACGGTGTGGTTGATGAGAGGAGCATTAGTGATGTCAGACCAGATGAGCTTTTTGAATTTACTCAATGTCACTTCTTTGCGGGGATCGGAGTTTGGAGTCATGCGCTCCGAAGTTGCGGTTGGCCCGACACCCGACCAGTTTGGACGGGGTCCTGTCCGTGCCAACCTTTCAGCGGCGCAGGCACAAGAAAGGGGGTATTTGATGAGCGGCACCTCTGGCCTCACTGGCACCACCTCATTCGCGAGTGTAGACCTTCAACGATTTTTGGAGAACAGGTTGCGAGCAAAGACGGCCTTGGTTGGCTCGACCTTGTACAAGCTGACGTGGAAGGAGAGGGTTACGCCTTCGGGGCTTTCGATCTCTGTGCTGCGGGGTTCGGTGCGCCGCACATCAGGCAGCGTTTATGGTTCGTGGCCCACTCCGACGACGCGGGATCACAAGGGCGGATACCGGGGCGGTCGGGTTCGGAACGGCAAGATCAGCACGGATACATTGGATGTAGCGGCACAGTTGACGGGCTGGACAACGCCAGCGGCGACGGATGGGACGCGGAGCGGCACGGGAGTTACGGCGGGGATGTCCGGGTCGAGTTTGACGCAGGTGGCAAAGATGGTGGTTCGCGGGTGGCCGACCCCGAATGCGACCAACAACGGTCGGGGCGAGAAACCCGACGCGAAGGTCAAGCGCGGGATGAATGCGGGTTTAAACCCAGCGGACGCGGCGAGGTTAGCGGGGTGGAAGCATCACGGGGCGCGGCTAACGGCATTTGGGGAGATGTTGACTGGCTCTTCTGCAAAGATGCCAAGTGGAGGCCAGTTGAACCCGAATCATTCCCGTTGGTTAATGGGGTTGCCAATCGCGTGGGACGATTGCGCGCCTACGGGAACGCGATTGTCTCGGAAGTTGCGCAAGGACTAATTAGTAGTTTTATGGAGAGAGAGAATGAAAAAGTATAGAGAAGAGATTAAGGCACTTAATAATGCGGCATGGCAGGCGGTTCGAGGTTGCCCGTATAATTCTTCCCATCCGACGAAGTCGGCATTGATTCGCATTGCATGGGAAATTAATGATCTTTTTGATGATGAAACATGGGACGTTGGTGAGGGCTGATTCGGAAGGATACCGCTGGCGAGGCATTCTCCATATGATTAAACCTTCCGCCCTATATAACCAACCCTCACTTTGAGTTTGGAGACAAATATTAACTTATGCAAGTAGGAACTATGAAATGAATGATGGAATAACAAAAATAACAGAAGCAGTTGTAGAAGAGACTGTATACAACGCAAAAGGACGTAGTGGATTTGCGGTCAACAAGGAAGGGGATGGAATTTTTTTACACTCCAGGATTGTGAGCAAGGTAGGCTTGTGTACGGGTGATGTCATACAAGTTCATGTTGTTCCAAATTATCCCGACAAAAGGAAACAAATAAAATACAGAGCCATGAGAGCAAAGATAATTAAAAAGGATATGAGGGAGAGGAATCCTATTAATCTTGATTATCTTTCGGACGATTGCGCTACGAATATCAGAAAACTGTTAACAGAGGGAGAATGGTCTACTCTTACATTGATAGATATATGTGAAGAACTTGCGGAAGAAGAACAGGTTGTGTATGATACACTTGCAACTATGCCTGATGTTCGCAGTACAAAGGCATATTATATTGTTTGAGGTTTGATATGCCAGAGAAAAAGAAAAACAATCTTACTAAAAAGATTGCACCGACCGACTCTAAATATAAGAATATAGCTTTGTTTCCAGATGATCGTTTAAAGTTAAAAGAGATGGCGACAGCGGAACAAAGGTCTATGACGAGACAAATGTCTGTTATCTTAAAAAAAGAGTATGCAAGGTTTTTAGAAAATGATACAGTGTAGTTGGTAAGACCTTCCGCTTACCACTGACGACGTTTACCTCTCTACTTAACCTAGCCACAACTGTACAACTCCTCCTTGTGGCTAGGTTTTTTTTAACTTTTAAACACGATATTGTTATGTTTCACAATTCTAAGAAGGTTGTCGTTACTCATACCCAGCTTCATCATAGCGGCTTTTTTGGTATAACCTGCATCTGCTAACTCTTTAACTTGAACTTTGCGTGTTTTTCTATTTACGTTTTGAGGATCTCTTGGTCTTTTTTTAGCATATGAATGAGCATGTGAATAAGAGTATCCTCCGTTTTGCGCTTTTAATCGTTTATTGCAAGTTTTTGCATCAATTTTCATTAAATCAAGATATGTGAGCGGGGCGGTGTTTTCGTTGTTTTCATCGTCTGTCATTTGTTTTTGCATTCGTTACTTAGGCCCTTTTTTCCTTTTTTTAATTTTTCCGGTTCTTTTGTGTATCCACGGATTTGTGTAACGTTGTTTCGGCTCATACTTTTTAACAAAGCTTCCCCAAATTCTGGCATTATTCCTGTGTGTAGTGCTAGGGCAGCGGAGGCTGTTTTGATGTTTCTCAAGCCTCTTTTATAATCCACCATAATTTCTACCACTGCGTCGTGGCTGTCTTGCTCAGTCTTAACCATTCTCTTGCATTTTCTCCTAATGTCTTTGCACCTAGTTCAATTTTATTTCGCAAAGCCTCAACGATTTTTTCATCGATGGTGTTTGGAGTAATTAAATCTACGTAGGTGACTTTTTTTGTTTGCCCGATACGATGGGCTCGATCCTCACTTTGTATTCTAGTCTCTAGGTTAAAATCATTTGCATAGAAGATAACCAGGTCTGCTTCAGTGAGGGTAATTCCATATCCAGCGGTTTGTGGATTCCCGACGAAATATTTTATAGAACCGTTTGGGTTTTGAAAATCTGAGATGAGCAGCTGTCTTTCTTTATCAGATGTTCCTCCATAATAAGCACCTGCATTTGGCAGGCTTTTTACTATATTTTCTATATCATACCGAAACCTAGAAAAGATTATTGCTTTTCCCTCATGTTCGTTGAGTATTTCTTTCAACGCTTCTATACGATTAGTGGGGAAAATTTGCAACTCTCCATCTTCTGTTTTGAGGTGGCCCGACAACACTTGTTGAAGACGAAGCATTTGCACGATCATCAACGGTGCGGTAGTAAGTTCGCCGCTTTCAAACAAGAAGTAAGCTTGTTCCTCTATACTTTTATACATTTTTTTTTGTTCAGGTGTCAGAGGTATTTGCCTTGATGTGTATATTTTGTCTGGCAAATCTAAGCAGTCTTTTTTCAATGCTCTATAAGAAAAGTAGGAGATACGTCTTTGCAAATCATCTAAATTTTTAAATCCGACTATTGTGTCGTACTCTCTTTCTGTCCATCCGTTGTAGCCTGTTTCAATGATAGCATACTTATTACGAAATCCGTAAAAGGATTCGAATCCAAGAATACCTGGTCGTAGGAATTCTGACTGTGAGAAGATATCTATGGGTGATTTTGTTATTGGTGACCCTGTTAATATCCTACGATATTTAAAAGTTTTGGCTATTTTGCATAATGCTTTAGTTCTTTTTGCCTTATAATTTTTTATCGTGGTGCTTTCATCAATAGCAATCAGCCCAAATTTTCCAAACTTTTTAGCCAGATATTGCCCAGTTTTTTGACCTTTAACTGTTGAGAAAGACTCAACGTTCATGACGAAAAGAGTAAGTCCATCAAACTTTTCGGAGACTTGCCTCATTTTTTCAAGCTGGGTTTTATTTGCATTAGAAACAAATTGTATTGCTCGATAGTTTACACAATCGGACATATGCTCTGGTATTTCTTTACGAATCCAGTTTGTGTAAACGCCTTTTGGGGCGATAATCAGGGCAAAGTTTAATAAATTATTTGAATGTAGAATTGCAAGATCATCAAGTAAAACCTTAGACTTTCCTGTTCCCATCTCCATAAAATAACCAAACACTTCTTGTTTATAAGAGTGCTTCAGAGCTTCTTTCTGATGTGTAAAAGGTTGTTTTTTAAAACAAGGATTAAATTTTTCATAGGGGTATATATTCATGTTGACGTATACTTATTATCCTCATAGTGTGTATCTTACTCACTATATGCAAATTAGTGAGTCAATGTCAATTAACCTGAAGAGGAAAAACTTTACATGATAAAAATAGAAAAGGAGAATCAAATGAGCGATATCTTTGAAAAGGCAGATGGAATTTTCAACGAGCTCTTTGATGACGCGGACTCTTTTGAGAAAGTAGACACCGATCGTACAAAAACTCTTTCTGATGTCATTAGGCAATTAGCTAAACTTGATGATGAAATCAATGAACAGGAAGAGTATGTCAAATCTTTGAGGGCAAGGCGACACAAGATTGTAACGGAAGTTGCACCTGACCTTATGGATGAAATGACCTTAGAAAAGATTGAAGTTGATGGTGTGAAAGTTTCCAAGAAAACGATGGTTCACGCTTCAATACCTGT